GTAGATAGTTTTTGCTCTTTAATACTTTTCCGTCTTCTCTATATGTAGGCTTTCCATCCTCATCTAGTTTTGACATATTGCTAAGGTGGACTCGACGTAGAGCTTCGTCTAAGTCCCATTTCATATTTGCTGCGTATTGGTAGCAGACATATACAAGATCACTAAGTTCCTTTAAAGCATCCTCACGAAAGCCAGCATTGTCTCTAAACAACATGCCTTCAGCTTCTAAGAATTCTTTAAACTCCTCAACGATCAAATTCTTTTGCATATTCCTCGAGCTGAGAGTTCTGGAGTTCCTTACATTGAACGAGTTCCTGAACTCTTTGGCTTGTTCTAAATTCGACTTCATTCTTTAGGTAGTGGATTGCTTTTTCTAGGTCGTCAATATCATCAAACTTATGACCTGCTCTGCAGACATATTTAATTACGTTTCCGAGGTGGAAGTTGAGTTCTTGATCACGAACAAAATCCCAGACTTGGATGGTTCCACGTCTGTAATATTGTGGTCCAACATTATTGGTGGTTTCGGCCATTTTTCGAGTAGATTTGTAAGGCTATTAGCAAGTACAAAGTTTTGCTTTTGTAGTGCTAGGAAGACGGTGTTAACGTCTTTCCTATCTGTTTCTGGATGCTCTATGGCATCTTTTATTTGTCGTAACTTGAGGTCTTGCTCAAGCGTTAATGCAGTAATCGGCTGAGGGATTCCATAGTATGGGTTCCCCTTTTTCGTGGTCATAATCCTCCGTAGTTAAGATTTTTGCTAGACGTGCATTTGTTAAAGCATCTTCTTCGGTTAATCCTTTATCTACAAATGCATCTAGTAGTGTTTTCCAACTCCAACCCTTTTCTTCAAACAACTTGGTAGCCCTCTTGATACCAATGCCAGGGATTCCGGCATATCCATCAGTATTATCTCCAGCTGCACTTTGAACTAGATGCCATTTAGCACCCTCTTCTTTGGTGATTGTGAAAGAGTCTTCTAGGTTGTAGACCATGCCAGGGATTTGTTTCATATCCTTATCAGGGCTAACAATGATGTTGCCTGTATTCTTTGTGGCATAGATACCCATAGCATCATCTGCCTCAAGGGTAGGCATAGTGATTACTTCAAACTCAGTCTTGAGTTTATTGATCACACGTTTGTAGGCACATGGCTTTTTACGATTTCGATGACCTTTATAGTCGGCTTGAATTTTCTTCCTGAAATTATCAGGGCTACTAAAGAAAAGAATAATATCGTCAAAAGAACCAAAGTGATTCTCTATTCTTTTTATCTCTCTCATTACACAGGCATAAGCCTCAGTAAATTTAGAGGTAACAACTACAACATCATCTCCAAAGTCAATCTCTGTTTCAGATGCTGCACAACATTTATAGACTGTAAAGTCTGCATCAATTAATAATTTCATGTGGTGGTAAGGAGATATTTAATTAAATTGACAACACCTGTAAAGTTATCTCCAGCTCTTGAAAGTGCTACATTACAGTTGTCACATACCCAACCACGAAACTCACCTGTTTGATGATCATGGTCTAATTGCAAAGTCTTTCTAGTTGGACCTAGATTTGGGTTTGTTAAAGGGTCTAAACCACAACATTGGCAATGGGTAGGCATAGGTGGTGCTATTTTTTTTAGTCGTCTAAGAATGGCGTTTTCTAAAGCTTGACATTGTTTACAGTAAATAGAGATTCTGTTTTTTTGTTTACCTTCACCTCTTCTACTGAAACAACTAATAGGTTTATGTTCTCCACATTTTCTACAAACTTTAGTGGACTTCTGACCAATCCCTTCCTGACTTTGCTTCTGCTGCGATGGGGACTCTAAGGTTATAATACTCCCCAGCTCTAACTGCTGAGTGTTCAAGGGTGAATCTCATATCATCTATATGTTTCGGAGCACACTCGTATTGAATTTCGTCATGTATAAATGCGAGCTGGTGAGCATGTAGTCCAGCCTGTTTAATTGTTTCGTCTGCTATTAGTAGCCAACGTTTCGCGATTGTCGCTGCAGATCCTTGAAGAAGGAAATTTAATGCCTTGTGAGGGCTGTCTACTAAAAGTGATCTTCCGTCGATAGCCAAGATCTTGCCTGTAGTAGCCCGCTTCTTAACAGCCGATAGCAGTTCTGATAATCCAGGGATGGCTTTGATGAAGGCATCTCGAATTTCTTTTCCTTTAGCTGCTGCCTTATTATCTGATAGTTGTTTGTCATAGCTCTTACCTATGCGAGTTGCTGATGCCCCATAAAGAAAGGCGTACGTTACGGTTTTGACAGCCCTTCGGGTAATGCCAATTTTGTCGGCATTGACTTGGTGAATGTCTCCGTTGATAAGGATGTCGGCATAGCGTCCATCATCATATTTCGCAAGATAATGGGATAATATTCTAAGCTCAATCCCACTAAGATCCCCGCCGCACATAACCATGTGAGGGGATGCCTTAAATAATTTCCTAAATTTTTCATCTGCTGGTACTTGGGCTAAATTTGGTTTTCGATGTGAACATCTAAATGTATTTGTGGCAACTGAACAGCTGTGATGGATTCGACTAGATGTCGTACATAGCTTGAGCCATGCGTTCACGCCTTCTGATATCATCCCTAACGCCTTCTTCAGTTCCAAGCACCGAAGAAAATCCAGAGCAATATCCGTCCCAATGTCCTTGAGAACTATTTCGTC